TGCCTATTTTTTTGCTTGCATATATGACAAATGTAATTGGCGATGATTTCTTATGACTGACCGATATCATGATCTCTAACTTAATGACATTGGGGTGTCCCGCATTCCCCGCAGACCAGCAGCTCGGACAGTGCGTACTTGGCGCTGTACTTGCCCTGCTCGGTTTTCCCTGACTTCTGCATGACCTTCCGTTTGCTGGTGCGGCGAGCCATCTCCTCGCGGACCTGATAGAATACGCCTTTGGAGATGATCGCGGGATGGTTGCCCTCCACATAGACCATCGGGCGGTCCCCCTGATTTTTTCGCACCGTCTTGCTGATGCAGTCGGTGGTGTAGGTCTTTTGCAGCAGGGCGTCCCCAATATATTTCTCATTGGTCAGGATGTTGCGGATCACCTGATATGACCAGCCCCGGATGCCGCTGGCGGTGGGGACTCCGTCGGCCTCCAGCTCCGCGCGGATCTGGCCCAGACTGCACCCGTCCAGATAGCGGCGGCAGATCCGGCGCACCGTCTCGGCTTCCTCCGGCACGATCTCCGGCTGTCCGTTTTCCCCTTTGCGGTAACCCAGCAGTTTTTTATACTGGAAGGGGACTTTCCCCGCCTCCCGGCTCTTTTGGATGCCCCAGATCACGTTTTTGCTGATAGACTCGCTCTCCGCCTGGGCGAAGCCGCTGAACAGGGTGATGAGGAACTCGCTGGATTCGGTGAGTGTATTGATGTTCTCTTTTTCAAAGATGACCCCGATGCCATTTGCCCGCAGCATTCGGACGGTCTCCAAACAATCCACCGTGTTCCGGGCGAAGCGGGAGAGGGATTTGGTCAGGATCATGTCCACGCGGCCCCGTTTGCAGGCGGCGATCATCTTATTGAAAGCGTCCCGCTTCTTGCGGCTTGTGCCGGTGATGCCTTTATCGGCAAAGATTCCGGCCAGTTCCCAATCGGGGTTTTCCGCGATCTTCTGCGTATAGTAGGCTTTCTGGGCGGTGTAGCTGGTGAGCTGTTCCTCGCTGTCGGTGCTGACCCGGCAGTAGGCGGCTACCCGCTGTTTCCGGCCGCTGGCCGTGTTCCCAGCCTGCGTCTGCGGCTTCGTGGCGGGGATGATGCGTATCCGCCGCTCCCTTACTGTTTCTTCCATGCTGTATCCTTTCCCGGCAGTGTTGAAGCTATTGAAATGTTACCGTGATCGTGTTGTCCGGCGAGATGGCGATGGAGCGGATCGCCTGCTCGTAGGCTTTCTCTCTGATCAGGCGAAGGAGGTCCGCCGCGGTCGTCTGGGTCGAGACGCAGTCGTATCTTGCGGAGATGCCCCGCAGGATCAGAGCGACCAGTTTTTCCGGCTCATCCGGTCGTTCCAGTCCCCGGTTGATGGCGTTGGTCAGACGGATGGTCTCTCCAGAAGGGTCATAAGGTTCAGAAGCCGTTTTAGGGGGCGCATACTCTGCCGCCTGCCGTTCTATTTCCGCCAGAAGAGCGGAGTCAGAAATGGTCGCCTTTGCGCCGCACTGATCACACAGAAAGTGCAGGGTGTTTCGCCATTGCCGTTCCGATATCCTTCGCAGGCTGCTCCCGCAGTTGGCACAGCGGAGCATTTTGACCAGGCACAGGGCCGGATGATCGCCACGCTTGCGCGCCCTGTTTTCCAGCGCTTCCTGCGCCGTGCGGAAGGTCTTATCGTCTAACAGTCTCGGATACCCTTCCGTCCCGGTATAATGCGGATTTCGCAGCGTCCGTATAACGCGATGCCTGTCCCATCGGGGATCTTCCGAATTGTAGAGGAGACCGCTCTCATTCAGAATTTCCGCGATCTTCTGCGCGGTCATTCCTCCCAGATAAAGTCCGAAGATCTGCTTTACCGCCTCGGCCTCTTGGTGCTGGAACACCATCGCTCCGTCCTGGATCCGGTAGCCATACACGATCCGGCTCATGACAGAGCCTCCTTCAAAGTTTCGGTCACTTCAATGCCGCCGTTAAGGCGAAAGCGCAGATCGTTTTCGGACATCACTGTGATCCTCTCTACCAGTTCGCTGAACAGGACTTCATCGAAGTCCGACAAACGTTCCGGGCCTTGATGGAAGATATCCGCGGTCTGCCGCAAAGCCTCTATCGTTTCGGTGATATCGTCATTCCGTAACAGGAGCCGCCGTTTTGCGCGCAGCCGCGTCAGTTCGGCGTCGTTAGCGGCCAACTGCGCCGCGCAGGCGTCGGCGTCCAGCAGGCCGTTGGAGCGGAGCCTGCTGATCTTATAGCCGCGCTCGGTAGCCTGGGCAATGGCGCGGTTGATCTCCAGCATTGCGGGATCGTTCCGATGCATGGCCGTCTCCAGAGCTTTTAACTGGTCGAAGGCGGGCCGCAGGATGACGTCCTCATGAAATTTTAACTTGTGGTACATCCGCATAAATGCGGTGTAGATATCGGTCTCCCAGATAGGGGCGGCAGGGCAGGACGCCGCGCTGTCGATATGCCGCGAACAGTACCATGCGCTTCTGCCGCTCCCGCTTACTCTCCGATAAAACGTCGCGCCGCAGCGTCCGCAGATCAGCTTTTCAGACAATGGCACTTTGGCCGGTTTTGACACACATACTTTTTTCTGCCGCAGCAGGGCCTGTGCCTTATCAAACACCTCCTGGCTGACGATGGCCGGATGACTGCCCTCTACATAGAATTGATCCAGTTCACCTTGATTGGGCCTTTTTGTGAAGGGAAACCCGCTGGAAAAAGTTTTTTGGCATAGCGTATTTCCAGTGTACTTTTCGTTTTTCAGCCAATATGTGACCGCCCTTCTCGTCCATGCCGCTTTTCCATATTTCTTGCGTATGCCTTTGCGGTTCATTTCTTCCGCGATCCAGTCGAGGCTGTGTCCGTCAAGGTAGGACGCGAACACCCAGCGGATGATCTCCGCCTCCTCCGGAATGATCTCCAACCGTCCTCCATCCGTATTTCGGTAGCCGAAGGGCGGTTTATTGGTGATAAACTCACCGCGTTCCATCCTCCGGCGATATCCCATGCGGATATTTTGGGCGATGGAGACGGATTCCTGCTGGGCCAGAGAACCGGAGACACTCACCATCAGTTCGGTGGTGAGCGTCCCTGTGTCGATGTTCTCTTTTTCAAACTGGACCGTCACGCCCAGCTTGGAAAGTTCCCGCAGGGTGGTGAGGCAGTCGCGGGTGTTCCGGGCGAAGCGGGAGATAGACTTCACCAACACCCGGTCGATCCGCCCCTTTCGGGCGTCGGACATCATGCGGTTGAAATCTTCCCGTTTCTCCGTTTTCGTCCCGCTTACCGCCTCGTCGGCGTAAACGTCCACCAGTTCCCAGCCGTCGTGTTGGCGGATGAGTTCGGTATAGCTGCGGATCTGCGAGGCGTAGGAAAGCTCCTGCTCCTTGGCGTCTGTGCTGACGCGGCAGTATGCCGCCACCCGCAGAGTGTCCGGTTTCTGTTCCCGAGGCGGGATCACAGTGATGTTCGCCATGCGCATTTCCCCCTTTTGTGCGTTTTGGTAGCACCAACACTACCACACTTCGGCGGAAATAGCTATCAAAATTCCCAGACAGTCTGGGGCCGGTATTTCTCCCTTGCCAGCCGCTTGGCAGCCTGCAATTCCTCCGGCAGAAGAAGTCCGGCCGCGGCCGCGCTTTCCAACAGCCGGGTTACCAGGATATACTGCATTTCGTTCTTCACATCGATCATACCGTCCCCTCCCGAAAATAGCCGTCTGGTTTTACGGCCCGGAAGAAACGCCGCACCGTTTTTAAGCTCTGAGTCAGCGTCATCTTTGGCAGGGCCGCCGTCACGTCCTCGAAGTAACGCCGCCCCGGCACGGCCCGTTCGTCCAGAATCGCGACGACGCAGGTGTCCGTCTCCGTGCGGATGGCCCGTCCGAATCCCTGTTTCAGCTTGATCTGCATTTCCGGCACGATCACCGCCCGGATAAACGAGCGCAGATCCGGATATCTCTCCCGTTCCTTCTCCGTCAGCGCGTCAGGAACGGCGAAGGGCAGACGGGGAATGATGAGCAGGGACACACAGTCGCCGGGAAAGTCGAAACCCTCCCAAACAGCCCCGGCGGCCAGCAGGACGCTCCCCGGCTGGCGCTTGAACGCCTCCACGGTTTGCACCGCGTTCCGGCCCGTCGTGAACAGCGGATAGGGCGTTTTCAGTCCCTCCTTCACGGCGGACATGGCGGCGTAGGAGGTGAACAGCACGAGGGCATGGCCGTGCGCTGCGTCCAGCAGGGCGGCGATCTCCGTTGCCAGTTCGCTGTATCTGCTCCCGCTTCTCCAGTGAGGCGGATGAGGCGTCAAATACAGCAGACAGTTGTGTTCGTAGTCGAAGGGCGAAAGAGAAACAGACTCCCGGACACGGCTGTCGGTCAGCAGGCCCGTTTCCTCTTTGAAGCGCCGGAAATTCTTCCCTACAGCCAGGGTGCCGGAGGTCAGGACAGTGGGCCGCTCCTGCCGCCAAAGGGTCTGTCGGAGCTGGGCGGTCAGATCGGAGATGGTGGCGCACAGCAGCGTGCCGCCCCGTTCATCCGCTGCCGCGTAGAACACCATATCGTCGCGGCCCTGACGGAACAGCGCGAACGCTTCGGCGAGTCGTTTCAACTGCCTGCGCGTGCCGTAGGTCAGCAGGCTTTGGAGCTGCCTGCTGATCGCCGCCAGCTTCCGTTCCGGCGCGGCAAGCAGCTTGGCGTAGTCCGCGAAGGCACTGTCCTCCTCCGCATACCTGGACAGCTTCCGCAGTAGCGGCGCGGCGGCTTCGATCAACAGTTCCGCCGCCAGCAGAAAATGTTCCGCGCGAAGGCTGGTGGCGGCGGCGTGGATGTCCTCCGCCGTCAGCGTCACGCCGAACATCTGGCGGGCCGTCTCCGGCAGCTTGTGGGCCTCGTCCACGACCAGCGCCCCCGCGTCCGGGAGGATGGGCCTGCGCCCGCTTCCCCGGTGGATAGCGTCCGCCAGCAGGAGGTTATGGTTGCAGATCTGGAAGAGATACAGATCCTCGCTGCAGGCTTCCAGAAACAGGAGATAGCGGCAGCGTTCGCGTTTGCAGTCGCAGACACGCGGGACGCGGACACGCGCCCGGTCATAGCCGCTGAGATGGGCAACCTCGTCACTGTCCAGGTGCTTCCGCAGGGACAGCAGGGCCGCTCCGGCCTTTCGGTTTTTTCTTTTGAAGTTGACGCTCCGCAGTCGGCGTTCCAGCCGCTCGTCGCACACATAGTGGCCCTTACCCTTGCGGATCACCGCCCGGAGGGGACGGTCGATCCGCCCATCCTCCAGCAGCAGGCCGGAGAGGAAGGGCAGGTATTCATCCCGCACCGCGTTCTGTAAGGCGATGCTGGAGGTAGAGATGAGAATGGGGCGGGCCTCCAGCCCTTCGGC